ATCGTGGAGTTTCTCGGCTGCGACCCGCTTATCGCACTATGCAGCTCCTTTCCAAGATGCGAAAGTTTCAGGATAACTTCTTCGACAACGGAGCAGTGCCAGGACTTATCATTAAAAGTCCCAGCACGTTAAGCGATAAAGTAAAAGAGCGTATGTTACAAGCTTGGCAGACTCGTTACCGCCCAGATGGCGGTGGACGTAGACCAATTATTTTAGATGGCGGTCTTGAAATTGATACGATTAGTAATATCAACTTCAAAGAGATGGATTTTCAGTCATCTGTAGTCGCTCTCGAAAATATTATTCTAAAGTCAATTGGTGTGCCTCCATTGCTGCTTGACTCTGGTAACAATGCAAATATTCGTCCAAACCATCGGCTTTACTATCTTGAGACAGTAATGCCGATTTTGCGTAAGTATATGTTTGCTTTTGAAAGATTCTTCGGATTTAATTTAACTGAAGATGTTACTAATATTCCAGCATTACAGCCAGAGTTGAGCGATCAAGCAAGATACTACTCGACACTTGTAAACGGTGGAATTTTAACTCCGAACGAAGCTCGAGTAAAGCTTGGCAAAGAGCCAATGGAAGGTTTAGACACAATTCGAGTTCCTGCCAACATCGCGGGGTCTGCAGTAAATCCTGACGTTGGTGGTCGCCCTAGCGACGAAGCGGAAAGCGCATAATGGAATACGGCGACGGAAGCTTTGAAGGAGCAATGCGGCGTCGACGCAGACGTCCACGAGTAAAATTTCGTTACAAAGCAAACTCGGTTTTATCGCTGAGTTTACCGCTTGCAAATCGAGGAACTACTGAATTTAACTTTGCTACTTATTTTACAGGAGCAAATTTAAGTTTTAGTACAAGCGGCAATACAGGCAATCTGTCTTTGAACGCAAATACTGGAGTTGCAAATACTTCTTCAGTATATAATGGAGCTACAACTTACGAATTTTATGTGATTGCTACTAGCTCACTAGGCATGGTAACTTCACCCAAATTCAATCTAACTACGGTATAAATATGACGAAAGGACAATTATTAGAAGTTGTTGCTAAGTATTTCGCAGAAAAAAATAAATTTATGACAATGCGAGAGTATAAGCAACAAGCTGACTTCCCAGTCAGCCCAAATTTAATTATACGGTGCTTTGGATCTTGGGGAAGGCTTCCAGGTAAGATTCGTAAGTATCATCCTGAACTCGCTGCAAAAATTGATAATATTCATGCTGTGGCAAGAGAAGTGGAAGAAGAGCCTGTAAAGCCTCGTCGAGCTTCTAAACCTGTCGAAGAATGAAAGTAGGAGATTATGTAAAGTGGAATTCTTCTGGAGGCATAGCCAAAGGAAGAATTGAACATATAATGACAGAAGGTGTTTTAGGAGTTCCTGGTAGCAGTTTTTCAATAAATGCTAGCAAAGACGATCCTGCAGCACTTATTCGTATTTATCGAGATGGAAAAGAAACCGAAACTCTTGTAGGGCATAAAGTTTCCACTCTTACTCGTATATCGAAAGAGGAGGCTCTAAAAGCTGTACAGGAAGTAACTGTAATGAGTAAAAATTTCTTTTTAAGCACAGAATTTAAAGCTCTTGTTTCAGAAGATGGTGATACCTATATTACAGGTCTTGCCAGTACTCCAGATGTTGATCGTACTGGCGATATCATCGAAACAAACGCTTGGATGAAGGGAGGCCTGGATAACTATCGTAAGAATCCAGTAATTCTTTTCAATCACTCGTATGCAAAGCCAATTGGAAAAGCGGTAGAAATTCACCCAGATCCAGATGGCTTACGAATCAAGGCTAAAATCTCAAAAGCCGCTGGCGAGATTTTAGACTTAATCAAAGACGGAGTCCTTGGCGCTTTTTCCGTAGGTTTTCGAATCAAGGATGCCGATTATATGCCGGAAACCGACGGATTTAGAGTTAAGGACGCAGAACTGTTTGAGATTTCGGTTGTTTCTGTACCGGCAAATCAATCTGCCGTCTTTTCATTGTCAAAGTCCTTTGATTCGTCCGAGGATTATCAATTATTTAAAAGAACGTTCATGAATGACGGCCTAGAAGGACTTGAAGAAAAAGTAAATGCTGAATCTTCGAGCGCCGCTGCGCCGGGAGAAGCGACTAAAGTCGCAACTAAGGAGATTAAACACATGGATCCAAAAGATTTAGAAGCATTGGTAGCTTCTGTCGCAGAAAAGACTGCACAGACGTTAGCTGCTGCACAAATTGAGCGTGAAGAAAAGGCTCGAGTTGCTGCAGAAGAAGCTGCTCGCAAGCAATCGGAAGAAAAGGCACTCTCCGATAAGATCTCGGTAGCAGTAACCACGGGTGCTGAGCGCCTTGTAGCTGACATTGAGAAGCGTTTTGCCGACAAGAACGCCGATCTGGAAAAGATCGTAAACGAACTGCGTGGCGAAATTTCGGAAAAGTCACAAGAAATCATGAAGATGCGCGAATCAAAGCGTATTTTCAATGATCGTACAGACTCAGACTGGAAGAAGGCATTTGCAAAAGATGCTGATGATGCATATGTACTAGGCCTGGTAACTCGTAAGGGATGGCAGGACACGACTCTGGGACGTTCACTGATTCAGAAAGTAAACACTCAGGCAGGCGTAGAAGTTTCTTCGGCTGACTTCGAGCAAATCGTTTCGACAAGCATCGAGCGTGATATTCAAAATGCTTTGATTCTTGCTCCTCTGTTCCGTGAAATTCCGATGACCGCAGCAAGTCTGATTCTGCCAATTCTGCCAGACGCAGGTTATGCAGAATTTACCTCGAATCAAACTGCAAGCGGCTCTTCACCGAAGGGTAACTTAGATCCTCGTTCAAATGCATACGGTTCGCCTTACATTGGCGTATCGATGACGGAACGCGTGCTGACCACGAAGAAGCTGATTTCGAAGAGCTATCTTGGCAACGAAACTGAAGAAGATGCAATTCTGCCGATTCTTCCGTTGATTCGTGAGTCGATGATTCGTTCGCATGCTCGTGCAATCGAAGCTTCGCTGCTGGTAGGTAACATTTCTGATGGTCCTTTTGGAACTTCAGGTGCTTCTTACGACGGTCTTATCAAGCTGGCGGATGCAGACAGCCACAAGACTCAAATCACTGGCGTAACGACTGCAAACGCAGCTGTTACAACTGCAAATCTGTTAACGCTGCGTAAGAACATGGGCAAGTATGGTGTTCGTCCGGAAGACGTTGTTTACATCGTTAACCAGCGCACTTATTTTGAACTGCTCGAAGATGCAGAATTCCAGGACATGAACCTGGTAGGAAATCTGGCTACGAAGATTTCTGGTCAAGTAGGACAAGTGTACGGAAGCCGTGTACTGCTGTGCGATGAGTTTGCAACTCCTGCTGCTAACAAGTATGCTGCAGTGGCTGTTTACGCACGTAACTTCGTTGTTCCTCGGCTTCGTGGGGTCACTGTTGAGTCAGATTATGATGTTGAAAATCAGCGTCGTGTTCTGGTTGCTTCACAGCGAATCGGCTTTATCGATCTTATCGATGGCGCCACTTCGAAGTGGGCACTTCAGTATCCTTCCTCGTAAGTTACAGCGTAGCTTGCAACAAAAGGAGAGGGGCCTTCCCCTCTCCTTTTTCTAAATCGATTTACTCAGTCAAGTTTTTTATAAGTTGATTATATGGCAGACTTAATAACAATTGATGACTATAAAACTTTGATGGGAATTACAGGCGTAAAAGATGATGAAAAAATCAATATGCTTATTCCTAGTATTAGTCAACTTGTAAGAAACTATTGTGACAATCCTATAATCGATTACTATTCAACTCCTTTTGTTGAATATTTTGATGTGCAATGGGATACTTATACTGCTCAGTTAAAGTATAGCCCAATTGTAAATATCTCTTCTGTTTACGAAAGAGAGACGCAATCGTCAGATTATGTACTATTAGTTGCAAACTCAGACTATTGGTTTGACGTAGTATCTGATAGCGTATTTCGCACAACTTCAGATGGTCGTTATCGTAATTATCCAAAAGGTACTGGTGCAGTAAAAGTTACTTATACTTGTGGGTACGCAAATACTCCAGTTGACTTAAAACTTGCTATTGTTGATTTAGTTACATACTACTTAAAAGACGAAAGAAAAGAGCGTAGAAGTCTTGGAGCAGCCACTATTTCTTATGCCAAGAACTCAGATGACGGTAGTTTTCCGGACTACATTAAAAGAGTACTTGATATCTATAAAATATGAGCACTCCGGCTCAAATAGAGTTATGGACTAAAATAACAAGTAAGTTATCGGAACGTTTACAAAAAAGTACAGAACAAATACGAAAAGTAGTTGAAAGACGATTAGGTCAAATTTATATTTTTGATCCTGAAGCACTTACTAAGACTGTTCAAG